CCGCCTGGGGGCGTCGCCCACGCCGAGTCGCCGGAGTCGGCGTGGGCGACGCTGTGGATGTCGGCGCCGACCCGGCCATCCCTACCGGGGCGGGCTCCAGGCATCCACAGTTGCCGCAGGACTCGGCCTCCCACGGCAGAGCGCAGTCTCTACAGGTCAGTGCTGTCATCGCGGTCACCATCAGGCCGTCGACGCGGTGCCCCAGGCCCCGCCGCGCTCGCCAGCCAGGTTGCAGACGTAGGCGCTGAAGACGGCGGCGCCAGCAGCCACGACGCCCTTGTTGAAGCCGTCGGCGTCATGCGTCGCCGACTTGTGGATGACGTTGTTGACCAGGCCCGTTGTGGTGGCTGCGAGTACCACCCCGCCGTCCTGGGTGGCGTGGGCGTTCTCGGAATACACGTTTTGGATCAGGACATTGGTGGCGGCTGCGGTGGTCTCCACGCAGCCGGCGGCGAGCGTGCCCACCACCCAGATGTCTTCCAGGCGGCAGCCGTCCACGGCGGCGGTGATCTGCACCGCGGACTGGCCAGCGTCACCCGCCTGCCCGGCGAACCGGAATCCCTTGACCTTGCCCCGGGCCGCCCCAGTGTGGAAGGTCAAGAAGTCCACGAACTGCATCGTGGCCCCACCCTCGCGGGCCTCGATGTCCGTGATCGTGGTGTCAGCGCCGGTGACGAGAATGCCCTGCACGACATCGATCGCCGAGGACACCAGACACACGACGTTGGACACGGAGCAGGACGCTGCTGTGATCAGCCAGGTAGCGTCAGCAGCGGTCCAAGTGAAGGTGGGCCGCTTCGCGCCGTCCCCGAGGCCGACGACCCGCACCCCCGCGATGTCCATGGTGATGCCGCCAGCTGCGGCGATGCTCTCGGCGTGACCGGGCATCAGGTACACCACGTCACCAGCGCTGACCGAGTCGGAGCTGAAAGCGTAGGCCAGGCTGGAGAAGGGCGTGTTCGGATTGCGGCCCTTACCGGCGGCGTTGCCAGCCAGGGTCGCCGAAGCGTCCACAAACCATGCTTTTCCCGGCACATCGTCGATACCGGCGATCGTGAATACGCCACCGGGCTGATGCCGGGAGAAAAGTGGGGTGTAGGCCAGGTTCTCGGCCATCCGGCCCTCCGTTTCGGGGTTCGAACCCTTGTTGGACTGGGGCCCCGGGCCGGACCATCACGGCCCGGGGAGATCAATGTCAGGCGTTCGCCGCACCAGGGTTGAGCAAGTTCGGCAGGTTTGCCGGAGCCCGCTGGGAGTGCAGGTCATGCCGGATGTACAGGCAGGTAGACAGGCACGCGGTGCCGTTGTCGGAGGTGGCGTTGAGGCTCACGTGGGTGTAGCCGGCCCCCAGCTGGCGGGCGGACACGTACACGGCGACCACCTTTTGCAGCAGCCCGTACGACGTGCCGACGTCGATCTCCGACGCCTCGGTTTGGGTGACCCGCACCCACGACTCGTCGTTGTCGAGCGCCGCCTCGGACTTGACGTACCACTCGGTGATGCCGGTGGAGTCGGTCGCCCCGGTGGAGTCCAGATCGGCACTGGTGCCGCCGGTGTAGGCGGTGTGCTGCTGGACGTCCAGCGTGAAGCCGGCCGGTCCGGTGCCGCAGGCCACCAAGAAGGTGATGCCGCTGCACCCGGCCATGGCGATGCGCTTCCCGGTGGCCCCATTGGCGTCGTCCAAATCGACTGGCGCCCATCCGACGCCGATGTCGAAAAGGCGGCCGAGTCCCTGCTGTCCCATGCTCAAATCTCCTATCTGCGCAGGTCAGCGCGCGGCCAGCTCGACGAACGGGGACAGCGAAGATCCGCCGTTGCGGGGGGTGATCGCCGACTGAATCCAGGGCTTTCCATCGACGCGCTGAATGATCCGGAAGGCGGTCTGGTTGTTGCCGAACCGATAGTCCGTGCTGGACGCTGCGGTCATCTGCTGCCGGTCACCGACCAGGTAGTACGCCAAGTCGACGAAGCTGAGGTCTCCCCGATCACCCAGTGCGCTCGCCTTTTCGGTGATCACGATCGGGCGTCCGAACAGGCTCGCCGGCGCATTCCCGGAGGCGTTGGCGACCAGGATCGGGGCACCGCCGGTACCAACCGACATGCTCATGAGCAGCAGCTGCGGCAGTACATCGTTGCTGGCCAGCCAGATTCCCCGTCCCATCGAGGAAGGGAGCATCCTCGCAAACATTTTGACCACATTTTCGTACAAAACGGTGTCGGCGGCCTGCCCAGCCTCGGCTGCGACCGCTACCGATGCCGGGTTGGCGGCACCGAGAAACCCGAGGGGTTTGCCGACGCCGTCGCCACCAATGAACGAGTCGTCCTCCTCGAACGACAGGCACATTGGCCAGAGGCGCTCGACCAGGGCGGCGAACGAGGTGATGCTGTCTGACAGCAGCTGGTTCGGGACGACCGAGAGGCCGGTCAAGTTGTTGGCGTCGAGGGTGACCCGCCCGAACTTCGGTGACGCGTCGGTGAGCGCGTCCGACTCCTCACCCCAGTAGGCGATCATGCCGCCGAACAGGCTCGCCGCATTCGACGTCACATCGATTGTCGGAAATTGGACCCGGGCGGTTTCCATCGGAACCACGGTCGCCCGAGGCCGTACCACGGCGCTCTCAAGGGCGATCTCCAGCAGCTGACTGCGGAGCGCTTCTGGCACCAGGAAGCCGCCGTCAGCTGGGACGATCGACGACGCAGCATTCATGATCTTGCTCTGGCGCGATTTGGCGTCAGCAGACCCGTTGAGGTGCCAGATGGTGTTGAGGTAGTCGATGTGGCTGTCGAACTCGCTGTCGAGCACCGCACCTGGGGCGCGCTTGTTGTACGCGCTCCCCTGCCCGAACGAGGCGAGCATGCGCTTGCCTCGGGCGTGTTTGGCCTGTGGGTCGAGGTTGAGCCGGTTGACCCGCTCGGTTCCGTCCTTGCCGACTTCCTTTTCTTTCAGCCACTCGGTGAGCGCCCGCTGGGTTTCGGCCTGCACCATCCGGTGGAGTTCGGTGCCCTCACCCTGCTGGGCCTGGGCGTATCCCTCCACGAAGGCTTGGAAGCTCTTCGGGTCGGCCAAGACCGGCTTGAGCCGTCCCGGATCGGCGATCATCTCGGCCAGCTCGTCGCTGTTGCGCGGCACCGGCAGGGTCTTTGTGCTGGTCACAGCAGTCCTTTCGTGAGACTGGCCCATGGATCTACGTTGATGAGGCCAGCGGTGAGCGCACCCCACGTCTCGTCCTGGGGCTCGGACTCGTCCGGCCCCTGGTCGCTGGCCTCAGGCTGTTGGTCGTCGTCGGGGGTGTCCGCACCCCCGGCCTGGAGGTCGGGGGCTGGGGGCGCGGACGGCTCGGGATCGTCGGCTTCGGCGCGGATCGCGTCGGCCGCGGCCCGCTGAGCAGCTGCCACACGGGCTTCGAGCGGATCGTCGCCCTCGTCTGGGCCATCCTCGTCGTCGCAGCGGCGCCGTTTGCCGAGGTCGAGCACCTCGTCGGCTAACCCTGCCTCGACAGCCTCAGCCCCGGTGTACCAGGTGCCCCGACCGCCGTCGACGAGCATCCGCTCACGCCACTCGTCGCTGGTGCCGCCGGCGTGTCGGACGTACAGGTCGGCGATGTCGACGCTGATCTTGTCCAGGAGGTCGGCCATACTGCGCATGTCGCCCGCATTTCCGCAGCAGCCACCCCACGCATCGTGGATCATGACCATGGCGGATGGGCCGATGGTGACATGATCCCCGGCCTGCACGATGTAGGACGCTGCCGATGCGGCGAGGCCGTCGATCTGCACCTCGACCCGGGCCGGATGGCTGAGTAGTGCCTGGTAGATGGCCAGGCCGTCGAAGACGTCCCCGCCCCGACAATTCACCCGCAGCTTGATCGTGGAGGCGGTGATGTTCCGCAATTCGCCGACGAATTCCTCGGCCGTGATCCCCCACCAGCCATCGATCTCGGTGTACAGCCAGATCTCGGCGGTGTCGCCATCGGCAGATGCCAGGATCTTGTACCAGTCGTCGGCAGCTCGGGGGGACGACCGACGCTGGTCGCCACGGAGAGTAGCCGCGCGGGAGAGGAGCGCAGATATCCGGGGATCGACCGACCCCCCCACGCGGCTACGTCTACTCACGACACCCCCTGGCTTGTCGATGACGCGACCGTAGCCCCCGCCAATCGGCCATGAGCGGCGCAAACACACGGCCAGGATGACTATCTGTCTGTACGCGGCCATTTTGGCCACACAGCTGACGATCCTGGATAGTCGCGTGGCGATCTCAGTGAGATGCTTGTTGCGTGGGATCACACGAGATCAAAGCAGAGCCGGTGACTTGCACGCTCCGTCACAATCTTTTCCGTATTCGCTGCGGCAAGGGATTGTCGCGGCCGCAGGTGTCAGACGCGTTGACCGAGACCGGCCGGGCCCTCGGACCCACGACCATCTACAAGGTCGAGCAGGGCACCCGCAGCGTGGACGTTGACGACCTGCTGGCTCTCGCGGTCGCACTGGACGTGTCCCCCGTGGATCTGCTGGTACCAGGGCTGTGGGGGGATGATGCGGTGTGGGCCGCCGCGCCCCACGTCACCATGTCGGCCTCGCGGGCACGGGCGTGGATCGGCGGCCGGGCGCTGCTCACACCGATCAGGGACGCGTCGGACCTGACGGAGCGGATCCGGTGGATGCCGCAGCAGCGGGCACGGGAGGTGGCCAGGGCCTGGTCAGCGCAGGGACGCTGACACCCTGCTGATCAGGCTCTCAGGTGTCGACAGGATGCCCGCCTTCATGATCGCTCCGTGCTGGTCGCGCATCTCCCACCACCCAGGCGGGAGCAGATCGCTGCGGATGATGGGGATCCCCATCATCGTGTCGAAAGAGCTGACGGGCCGATCGTCAGAGGTGGGGATTGCCAGGCGGAGCAGGTCATAAGCCTGCTGAGACAGCCGCACCTCGGTCAGGATCGGCCTACCCGTCGGCGGCAGGATCTTGGCCCAGTCCGCCAGGATCGATGAGATCGTGATCTGTGGTGTGGGCGGTGGGGGTGGCACGTCGGCCAGGTAGCGGTCCACAGCCTGCCGGACTGATTCGCGGACCGCAGGGTTGGGCGGAAAGATCGTCACTCGCTGGACCTAGTCGCGGCTGCGAGATGTTCGATCAGACGATCGGTGCGCTGGCGCTCCCAATCCAGGTCAGCCCGGAGCATCCGGACATCGGTGGCGGGCCCGTACCGCTCGGCGAGCGCCACGTACAGGGCCTGGGCGGCCTCGTCCGGGATGCGCAGGGGTTCCACCGCTATCCCGTCTCCGATGTCCTGGCTGATGGTGATGGCTACGCCGTACACCTCGGGGTCTGCTTCTACCTTTGTGCGCCACGCCATGTCAGTCTCCCTGCTCTTCGCGGCGTCCCCACTCGATCCGGAACGTGCCCCGGCAGCGAACCGTACCTTCGCACATCAGGTAGCCGCCACCACCGTAGGCGAGGGTGACCGCGTCGAGGTTCGGCAGCTCCATTCCATCGACCTTCCTGCATGGGGAACAGGTGTTCGAATCGAGGATCTCTGTTGCGTAATACCGGGCAACTGGGGCATTCCGTACAGTCTCCAGGCGTGCCTGATTCTGGGCCCACGTCAGCTGACCGCCCAACACCGCCCTGGTGGGCGCCGCCGACAGCTCCTCCAGGTGGGTGCGCACATCCTCCACCACCTCAGCCGTGGTTCGGCCATACCCCAGCAGACGCGTGGCCTCACCAGCAGCGGACATGGCCAGCCGGGCCGCAGCCAGGCTGGCCGTAGCCGCAGCAGCTGGGGCGAACGTCGCCGAGGTGAGCACCACCGCAGCCGCGACCACATCCTGCGCCGCGGCCTCCTCCACCACCCGGGCCGAAGCCGTACTCGCCATCGCGGCCATGGACCCTGCCAGCAGATCAGCCTGAGCGCTGGTCATGGACGGCACCAGGGCAAGCAGAGCTGCGACCAGGGCAGTCACCCCACCAGCGGCCAAAGCAGCCTCCAGCTCGCCCAGGATCCGATCCCGCTGATCCTGCTCGCCAGCGGCCCAATCCTGCTCCAGCTGGTCCAGCTCCGCCTCCCAGTCGGCCTGTACGCGGGCCAGCTCCGGCGGCACCTCGGCAGCCGCGGCGAGCGCGTGCCCATGGGAGTGGGGGAGGAGCCCAGCGGTCATGTCGACCCACGAGTCCACCCGGAGCGCCGCCGGCTCAGCTGGCAGGGAGGGCTGGGCCTGCTTCGGTGCACCCTGCCAGACCAGGGCCTCGGGCAGGCCAAGCGCGGTTTTGACGCTGTCCGGTTCCCAGCCAGTCTCGATGTAGACCCGGGACGCGTCGGCCCGGATGGTGATGTCCTGGCGCTCAGCCTCGGCATCCATGGGCACCGGGGAGTCATAGTCCCACTCCAGCCCCTCGGCGGTTGGGCCGAAGAGCGGTAGCAGATCGTTATTGAACGCGCCTTTCCAGCGCTCGCACCTGGGTACGGTGAGCTGCTCGGAGAACCAGACCCGGGCGGCCTCGGCGGTCGCCCGATTCACATCGTCAAGATCGCCGATGGCGAACTTGGGGATGCCGTACGCCTCGCGGATCGTCGACCTCGACACTCCATCGAGCTCGGCAAATTGCATGTCACGGTTGGTGTACTTGCGGTCGATCCACTTTCCCTGTTCGAGGATCGCGACCCGGTGCGCGTTGGCTACGCCTTGGTGCTGATCGCGCCAGCGCTGGCACATCTCGTCGAATTCGTCGTCCGACAGTCGCCGATCGATCTCGACGATTCCGCCTGGCTCGGCGGAGTTGACGAAGAAGTTCCGGTTCCACTCGGCGCTGTATCGTGCGGCGTCGATGGTGGTAAGGATGCTCTGCACCGGCCCCATGCCACGGTACGGGTCGAGCGGATTGGGCATGCGCAGCTGGATGACCTCGTCGAGCTGGAGCGGCACGCGCTCCCCGTCTGGGGAGGTGTACTCCCAGCCGACGAGGTATTCCTGGGGGGATGAGATGGGTTCGATGCGGTCGGGGCGTACCGGCCACAGCTCCAGGGGGAGCTGGCGGAACCGCGGATCCCTGGCGACGACCAGGTACGCCTCACCGGTCAGGTCGAGGTGCTGCTGGCAGGTCTCGATCATCTCCTGCCGCGTGAAGTGCGCGTTTGGCTTCCTGAGAATGTCGAGCGCGGCGTGGCTGGTGACCTCGACACGGTCCTCGGGGCGCCCGGAGCGCGCTCGGCGGTAGAGGCGCCAGTTGACGGCGGCGGTGGCGTTGCTGGTGCGATTCACGATGGCAAACAGGGTGCCATTGCTGGCCATTGTGGACATTTGGGACTCGCGGTTGGTGGAGTCCCTACCACCCAGCAGCCCCGCCCAGCTGGCACGGCCAGCATGACCCACGTACGGCACCGGGGCTTCAGCCTTCGGCTTGCTGCGCTCCACCAGGCCACCGAGCAGTGATTTCATCGCGCTCCTCCCGTCTGCGGTCCGATCAGGGCCTCACCAATCAGCGCCACCACCGCGAGCATCACCAGTCCGGCCCGCCAGTCCACACCCCACGCCGCGACGACGAGCGCCGCAGCGGCCACCAGGTACAGGATGATCCGTACCACGAGAAGGGCCGGAATACGAGGTCTCATCGCATCATCCTCAGTCTCGGGCGGGCCTGTAGATCCATCTCCGCCACCATGTACCGCATCGCATCGCAGCCGTGATCGTCAGCTTTGAGCGGCTGCTCCTTGGGGGCTTTGCCGGCGCCAGTGTCCCAGACGTAGCCAGGGATCTCCTCCGCCGTACACGTCGGCTTCTTGCCGTCGACCAGGTCCTGGTCGCGCTCCACGAGGGAGTCTCGGAGCAGGTACAGCCGCGGTTTACCGTCCCCAGCTGGGCGTATCCTGGCCTGCGCAGCCTGGATACCGTCCGTGACCGTCTTGCGGGCGGCCACCGTGCCCATGCCCAGCTCGCGCTCCAGCACCGCCCGTCCCTCGGCGTCGTGGTCGCAAATGATGGCCCTCGGCCGCGGTTCGGTCCACCGTCCACGCTCGTCGACGACCTGGGCGAGGGCGTGCCGGGCATGCACGTCAACCGTGCGGCGGGTGTGGTAGATCTCCCGGTACAGGTACAGCCTGCCGTCCGGGTCCTGCGCCCACCACTGGATGACCTGCGGGTTCGTAAAGCCGAAGTCCACCGCCCAGTACCGGGGCCACTCTGGCGGGATGTCGAACCGGTCGACGAGGTGGCGCGCCGGGTCGTAGCCGTCGTAGATCTGCCCCTCGGCGGCGACCCACAGGCCGCGCCGGAGCCGGGCGTGCCGTGGTCCGGTGAGCGCGTCGAGTTTGGCGATGTACGCCGCGCCCACGTCGGTGAGCTGCCCGTCATCGGTGTACAGGATCGGGTTGTCCTCGTGACGGGAGTCGAGCATGCGGCACGTGCCGCGGTCGCATCGGCCCTTGAGCCAGTGGGTTGGGACGTCGGGGTTGGTGTCACCCATGATCTGCTGAAAGCTGATCATCCCGTTCCGGAGCCGGGTGGTGATCGCCTCCCAGTCGGCCTCGGCGAGTTCGATGGCCTCCTGTACGTAGGCCACGTCGTACTCGCTGGACATGATTTTGGTGGCTTTGTCCATGCCACCGACGTTGATCGTCGAGCCGTTGCGGTACCGGTATCCGGGCGCCTCCTGCTGGCTACCCCCGTACCACTCCACATCACCGACCTGCTTGGCCTCCGGAATGACGAAGCGGTTCCAAGTCACGAGCGCGGTCGAACCCAGCGAGGCCAGCGTCTTGCGGACGATCAGCCCCCGCATCCCCGGATTGAGCAGGGCCAACATGTGCAGGCGCTCCAGCAGCACGCGGCTCTTGCCAGTGCCAGCTGGTCCTGACAGCAGCAGTTCGGGGTCGCGTGCGACGAATGCAGCGGCGCACGCTCCCCGCGGTCGGTACCGGTGATGGAGGACAGCCACGAGGTACCGATCACCGAAGCTGTGACAGGTCGACACCCTCGACCGAATAGCTCACGCGCTGGTCATTGACCTGCACCTGCACCCGGGCCGGGAGATGACCCATCTCCTCCGCCACCTGGTGTAAGAGCCGCGCCTTAGCCTTCAGGAGCGCCGGAACCTTCGCGCCGACGATGATGACCTCCGCACCGTCTGGATCGTCCTCGTCAGGATCAGCTCTCGGCGCGGTGTCCGGATCCATATCGAGCGCCATGAGCGCGTTGACGTCCTCCAGGTCCTGCTGATACTCGGCCAGCCGCGCGGCCTTCTGTGTGATCCACAGCCCTACAAGCTCGTCCTGGACCTCGGCGCGCACCTCCTCGATCTCCGCAGCATGCCGCTTGCCGAAGTGTGCGATCGCCGACCGGTCGACCCCGTACTTGCGGGCCAGGCTGGCCGGGGTCTGTTCGCCCACCGCGAGCTCCCGGATGAGCTTCCAGCGGGTCCAGCCCCGCTCAAGGGGGTAGCGGGTGCGCTGAGTGGGATGTTGAGTGGCCACGGGCATATCACCCCATCCTGACGTGATGCCTGTGACTGAGTGTGCATGGTGGAGGCTGATGTTGGCCAGCTGTGATCCACGGCCGGATGATGATGGGCTGAGAGCGCCTGTGAGCCAAGATCTAACCCGGGCCGGTGTGACAGCATGCCCCGGTCTCGCACGGAAATAATCTGTCGCCACCAATGTGTATGGTGGGTGATATGGCGACTACGCAGGGACGACGGGTGGTGGGACACTACCGGGCGCGGCGGCATGGGCGGAGGCCAGCCCCACACCCCTACCTGGAGTCCCTGGTAACGCCGGGCTGCTGTGTAAGGTGCCGCCTACCCGAGGCCAACGGCGTGCACTCGGGGCACCTGGTGATGGGGGCTGATGCCGCCGAGCGCGCCAGCGGCGAAACCATACGGGCCGCGTAGCCTCAGCGCGTGCATATCGATATCGAGACCGCGAAGACCGCGCTGAATATCTCCGCCCTGGTGGTGGCGCTAGCAGGGGCGGCCCTTGGCGCCGTCCCCCTGTGGTCAGCGCGCCGGGAAGCCCGCGACGATCAGCAGGAAATCCAGGACGGTTGGGCGGCGGTCGGTGGCGTTGGCAATCCTGGAGCCACGGCCTGGGTGGAGACATCAAGCCAGAAGTACCGGGCTCGGCGGCGCGTCAGGCATGCCAGGTGCGGCTTTTCTGCCGCCTTCCTGGCAGCCCTGGCGGCGCTCTGCTCTGCGGCTGCTTCCCTGCTGTAATCGGTCCTGGCGCCCATCCGCAGCACAGCGCCAGGTCCTCATCGTGCGGCGCCCCTGGTGGAGTTGGGGGAGAGGCCAGCGGTTCCGGGTCCTGGCCCGGCGCTCTGCCCCTCGTGACCTGGACGGATTCGAACCGCCATCGCCACGCCGGTAGGCGTGTCCTCTGTCCGTTGAGGTACAGGTCGCGCACCGGTGATCAAGTGGTGCGGAGTGGCTTCGCCGCACGTGATCGAGGTGCGGCTGCCTCTCGGCGGTCACGGTACCGGATCCGTCGGGATGGGCGCCACGGAGTATGGGATCTGTATGGTCGGCCAGTCCTTCGTGAGGACGGGCCAGCGGCGCACCAACCATCCCAGCCAGCGGGAGCTGGGCTGCTGGCGGCCTCAGGCGACGTCCTCTCCGTAGGTGCGGCCGGTCGGGGTGACGCATGGGCCTGGGTCGGAGCGCTTGAGTAGTTCGCCGCGAATGTCCCGGCCGTCAAGGAGTAGGAACATTGCCCACTTGTCGGGGTGTGGCACGGCGACCCTGGCGAAGTCTTTGCGGGTCCAGCCGTCCAGAAGCCCCTCGCGGAGTTGCTCGAAGTCGGCACGGATGGCCTTCTCGCGCTCGCTCACGGTTGCCGCGATGTCGCCGGCGACCTCGCGTACCCAAGAGTGGAACTCGTCTGGGAGCGGTTCGATCAGGTCGGCGAGCGGCTTGCCCTCGCATAGGTGGTGCCATACTCCGCGCGCGGTCAGGCCGGTCACGATTCGGTGGAGCGCGACGTAGTCAGACTGCTTGATCTTTACCATTCCGCCAGTCTTGAGGCAGCGGACCACGATCCCTTCGGCGTTTGGCCGGGGCGGGAATCGGAGCGCGTCAGCGAGCGTCGGGCACTCAAACGTGGTAGCGCGCGGCCCGTTCCATCCGGGAATACAGGTGTGGTCGTAGACGCACCCGTCGGTGATGCCGACCGCCCCGAGGAGGATGAGGTCGTCGGTGTCACCGTAGTCGACGACGATCCGATTGGTCGGGTAGATGATCTCGACGAGTACGGTCATGCCGGGCGGGGGCCGGAAGTCCGGATATTTGGTGTGCAGCGTCTTGGTTGCGTGTTGGGCTTGTTCTGAGACGAACGATCCTCGGGTGGATACTGCGTAGCCGTCCGGCGTCGGGTAGATGATGCCGAGTGAGCCGTCGAGTTTGTCGGTGACGTGGACTGGCGCGGTGAGCATGATCTCAGCACATCCGGCCTGGCCCCAGTTGAAGAATTTGGCGAATGGTCGGGCTAGAACTTCGCCGGTATCGGTGTTGTAGATGAGTCCACGGCAGACGAGCATGGGTGGGTTCCAGGCGTTTTCGTATGCGGTTTTCTCGGTGTAGTTGAGGATTCTGTATGGCATTTCTGGGTGGTCCTGGGCGCGGACGTATCCGTTTTCGACGATCCGAGCTAGGCCGACTGGGTGGATCAAGTTATCGATGTGCATCTTGATTGTCCTCGGGTCTTGATGGTGGACTGCTGGTGGTTGTCTTTCGTGCTCGTCTGCCATGCCCCGATTCTGCCCCGACAGCACGAAGGCCCGGAGTGGTGCCGGGCCTTGACGCTGCTGACAGGTGGCTAGGGCGCTAGATCGCGGCACTGGTCGTATAGGCCAGCCCAGCGCTCGTCAACACCCTCGGCCGTCGCCTCGGCCTCATCAAGATCGAAGTAGTAATAGGTCTCCGCGAATTGATCGACCTCGGACCGGTGGGGGATCACCAGCACGGTTACCTCCCTGCCACGCTTGGGTGAGGTGTAGCAGACCAGCCGGGCCGAGCCACCCATGCCGACGATCAGGGGTAGGTCGTGGGTGCGGCACTGCACGCCCTGGGCGGCGAGCTGGTCGACCAGCGGCTGGCTAACGGAAAAGGCTCCGTCCCAGTGCGCGGTTGCGGTCAGGCCGATGCTGTTGCTGGGTGCTGCGGTTGGCACGATGTTCTCCCTCATTCGGCGGGGTCAGGAGGTGATTGCCGAGCGCTCGACGAGCTGGCCGTCAACGACGGTGCCCGCCCGGTGGTAGGTGCCGGCCGAGTAGAAGTCGAGCTGGCCCACGGTGGCGCACATGCCCCAGGCCGGGCGCTCACGCTCGTTGTAGTCATCGGCGTACGCGCGGGCGTCCGACGGGTCAGCGAATACGGCGAGGATCTGGTGGTCATCGTATTCGCCACACTCGACGATCGTGATGGTCTGCATGGTGGTCTCCTAGATCCGATGCTGTGCTGCGTGGCTGATGATGGCGGCGAGCAAGGTGTCGAGCTGGTCGTTGCAGCCGCCGATCGCGTGCGTGACGACGGCCTGGCCGCATGTCCGGCAGTGCACGGTGACGGTTCCGGCGGTGGTGTCGCCGCTGATGACGATGTCCCGGTACGCCTCCGGGGGGAGGCAGATCCAGCCAGCCGAGGCGAGAGCGGCCGCCTTGGTGTCCTGTCCGCTCCTGCGGCGGGCCGCTGTGGCGGCGGCCGTGCTGGGCCGATACGGGGCGGGCATCAGGAGGCGTACCGGATCGGACCGCTGCTGGACGACGACCAGCCGGTGTACTTGCGGCCCTTGCAGCGGGCACGGTAGGCGTCGAGTTCGACACTGACGCTGTCGAGGAGCGCTTTGGTGCGGTCGATGTCGGAGCCGACGTATGCGCCTTCGGTGTGGTCGATGGGCTCGTTGATGCCGTGGTTGGCGATCTCGTAGGCGGCGTTTTCGAGCAGCTGGTTGGCGAGCGGGGTGTTACCGGCTACCTGCCAGTCGAACGCGGCGGGGCCACGTCCGTGGACCTCCCGTGCTTTGGCGATGATGGCGGCTGCGATCTCGGTTGGCGTCATGCCAACACGATAACACGGTACCGTCTTACCGTGTTGGGCATCACCCGATCGTGGATCCGACGGCGCATGTCCATGTCCAAATTGTCTTACATGATAATTACCGTTATCATGTAGTTGTGGACCACGAATTTCGCGTCACTGTAGAAGATCTCTCCACCGGAGAGCGACAGATCATGGAGGTGTCGACCGGCGACTACGTGCTCATCCCCTTCGCGCCCTGCTACCGCGCCAGCGTAGATGCGGATCTACGGACCGGTACCCACGTCATTACGGTCAAGGATCACCGGCCAGCTGCCAAGCCACGTGTCGTGCATCCGGAGCCCGGCAGGAGTGCCCGCTGGGTCGACGTCCACCAGGATGGCGTCGACTGGCGAACCGAGTGCGGACTCTGCGGCTGGACACTCCGTGGCCTCGCCACCCGGACGGATGCGGAGCGCGCGGCCGACGAGCACGAGGCGTCATGCGGAGAGTCGACGTGACCACCCCAAACCTTCCGGCCACCCCCGCCACAGTGAGCGCCCATTCCCAGATCGCGCTCGCCGTCGAAGCGCTCCCGCTCCCCGTCGACGACGCTGGACGACGCTGGACGATCCGGGGCGCTACGGCCGCGTGGCTGCTCACCCAGGGCAGTGACCACACCCGCCGGGCCTACTACCGGGACCTGGCGCTGTGGCTGGTCTGGTGCGACCAGGCCGGACTGGACCCTCGGCGGGCACTGCGGGCTGATGTGGACCTGTGGCGAGCCACACTCACCGGTACCAGCTCGACCATCGCGCGTCGTCTCGCATCCGTGAGCAGCTGGTACCGGTACCTGATCAGCAATGACGCCGCTGGCAACAATCCGGTCGGGGCGGTCCGACGCCCCAAGGTGGACAAGGACTCGTCGCCGACCGTGGGACTGTCCGCCCAGGAAGCCGCCGCGCTCATGCGCACCGCGCGGGCGGAGACCGGACCAACCGCGCGGCGAACCACAGCCCTCCTCGGCCTGCTCGTGGGTACGGGCATGCGCGTCGGGGAGGCGATCGGACTCGACCTGGACTCGATCCGCCACAACAGGGGGCACCGGACCGTGCGGATCCTGGGCAAGGGCAACAAGGTGCGGGAGATCCCGATACCTCCCGCCCTGGGTCGCGATCTGGACGCGTACCTCGCCGAGCGCTCCGCCGCTGTCGGGGCACCTGTCGGGGTCGACCCCGACAGCCCGTCGGGGCACCTGTTCGTCACCGCGACCGGGCGGCGGCTCGACCAGCCGGCAGTATTCCGGACGCTGCGGCGGATCGCCGATCGGGCCGGTATCGACGCCGCACCGCTGCTGTCCCCGCACTCGCTACGGCACACCGCCATCACCGCCGCGCTCGCCGTGGCACCCCTTCACCGTGTGCAGGGCATGGCCGGGCACGCCGACCCGCGAACCACCCTCCGGTACGACCAGGACCGGGGGTCGCTGGACGACTCGCCGGCGTACTGGATCACCGAACTGCTCGGATGACGACGAGGACTGACATCGGACACACCAACGGCCCGGACGCAATGTCCGGGCCGTTGGCCTTGCTGTGGATCAGTCTTCGTCCACGTGATGGAAGCTCGGGTGGCGCACGCCCGGATAGATCGTGAGGCGCTGGCCCTCAAACTCTCCCCAGGGCAGACCGGGAAGGGTCAGTGAAGCGGCTGATCACAGCAATCGCACTGGTATTCGTCGCACCACCCGGTGGTCTCCAACATCGATCCTGGATACCGGTCGATGTGGAGGAGGCTGCCGCAGCAGTCCTCGTCTCCGCAGTCCTTGCCGTGATAGCAGGGGCCAGAGCATCGGCACGGACGGTCCGCGCTCACCGAGCGCCAGGTGGCCTCGGCGCGGGCCCGCTGGGCTGGGGTGGCATCAGAGGGCAGGGCGCGGCATCCCAGCTCCTCGCGGCTCATGTCCTGCTCATCCGGGTAGATGATGGGCTGAGCGTCCAGGGCTCGGGCCGCCACAGAGTAGGGCTCTCCGGTCTCGGCCATACGCCCTCGGACAGCGGTCTTGCGGGCTTTGTCGCTGGTCATCGTGACTCTTCCCAGCGGATGCCCCACGCTCATCCGCTCGTGGTCTCGATGGTGCGAGCGGTAGTGATCTACGCGAGTCGGTGACCCTTGTCCGTTGGCGTCGCCACAGCGTGGGCGTGGCGGCTGGGAGCGGGCTGGCGTGACAGCCGGTTCGATACTACTAGCGGCCCGGACATCACATCCGGGCCGCTGTGGTTGGTGGTCAGAGGGGCTCTTCGTCGACGACCGGGGGTGTCTGACGTGGTGTCAGATCCTGGATAGCCCCCAGCGCCGTGTCACCACGTCCGTATGCGAGCGGCTCGTCGAGCGGCCCCAGAAGGGCGGCCGAGAAGTAGGCGATCTCGCCGGGGGCGTACTCCGGATCCTCCGGGATGTACTCGACCGACAGCCGACCACCGTTATCCACTAGCGCATGGTCGATCATGTCGCCGATCGAGTGGTCGATGGAATTGATGTCAGTCATTGCCACTCCTGATTTCGTCGATCATTTTGGCATCGGATATCCGCGACAGCGCGTCGACCGGCGACGTCGTCGACGAGCCGTATCCGATCTCGAAGCCGTCGCTGTCGACCACGGTGGCGACGTACCGGGCCGGCTCTGGATCGTGGACCGTGTCTCCGTCCTCGTCGCACAGCCCCGGCTGCTCGGCGTGGTAGGAGATCTCGGCCGATCCGCCGTCGACGAGGGCGGCTTTGAGATCAAACGCCGATCGTGGCGCGTCCTCGCCCCCCTGCCTGTCGAGCTCGGCGGCCACGATCGGCCTGACTGCCTGATCAAGGGCGTCCCACGCCTTGTCGGCAAGGGCCTGCTCCAGCGCCGCCCGCAGCCTCGCAGCCTCGGCGATCGCGTCGTCGCGCTCACTGGTGAGTTTCGTCCACATGCGGGAATACGCCCGATCGGCATTGGTGATCAGCTCGCCGAGGCGCTCGATCATGTCGGCGGCGTCGGCAAATCGCGGACTTGATGTGCTCATTGCTTCCTCCCTCAGGCGGGCTCGATGTCGATTGAGATGTCGTACTCCGGATAGATCATGTTTTGGTTCGGGCCGTACTCCTCGACTACGACTCGGACCTTCACGGCAATCTCAAAGTCCTCGTGGTAGTTGTGGATGCCATCCACAACCTCGATGTCTCCCACTTCGCCAGCGATCCAATCGGATCCATCCGGACCAGCCAGATCATCGACAGTGGCGGGGCAGTAGAAACAGCTGAGGGATACGTGGCCCTCACCCGGCGTACCCCAGTCGTCCGGATGATCCCCGATGAGCATCCACCAGTGACCGCCGCGCTCCTCGCAGGAGTACAGCTGCCACTGGCACCAGGCGTACCGCAGGTTCTCGGCGGTGGCGCATGCCTCCATGTCGTTCGATTCGTCAAGTGTGGAGAGCCTGAACAAATCTCCTCCTTCTACTGCGACTAGTGGGCGCTCGGAGATTCGATCCCCGACCATCACGGCTGGTAGCACCCTGGTGTGATCAGCGCTTCCGGAGAAGCGGCGCGTCGTCGACGTGGTACACCGCGTCCCCGTGTTTGGCGTACTGCCACAGGGCCATGGGATCCGTGTCGGAGTCGTCGAACCAGCACTCATCCGGCATCCCGGAAAGGGCCGCCGGCCGGTTCTTCCAGATCACCCGGTAGTGCTCGCCATCCCCGTAGCCGCCGTCATCCCGCACCACCAGCACCGTGCCATCTGGTAGATCGGCATCGAGCGTCTTGATCGCTTCCTCCGTGTACTTCGACATCGCGGTCTCCTCTCTCCCTTGCCGCAGGTAGCGGCTCAGTGGGCGTGCTGGTTTCGACGCCATGGGCCCAGACCAGGTGGTCTGTCCCGCACGCCCGGGGGCTGTCAGCCCGTCCGAACCTGAGACCCGCACACGGCCTTGGCGTGCACGGCGTCGGCGAGCTGGATGCCGCCGTGGACCAATATCAGCATCCGGATCGCCACCGTGCGGGGCGTGTCCTCCGACAACAGCCGGCCCATGCCGCCGAGCCAGACCCCGTCCCGCCACAGGCCGGGCACCTGCCCCACCTCGCACAAGCTGAGGTCGAAGCAGGCGCCACGGTGCCAGTGCCGCACGATCCAGCCCTGGGAGTCGGCGTCGTAGCGGGCCTGGGCGGTCAGGTCGTCGGAGTCGACGATCCCGAAAGCCTCGCGAATGGTGGCGGCGATCCCATGTGCGAAGTCCTGAGAGTTGGTCACGTTGCGCTCCTCGTTGAGGGGGGCGAGGCTGCGGGCCTCGCCCCACGGTCTGGTCAGGGGTTGTCGATGCCGGCAGGCTCAGCAAGCGCGGCGGCGATCGCCGTCATGATGTCGTCGGCATCGGCGCCGATCTGGGCAGCGCCAGCCGGGTCGGCGCGGATCATGAGCGACTTCGGCTGACCGCCGGGGCTGGGCTCCAGCCCGGGGACGATCTCCCCATCACCCGGCAGGTAGACCACGTCCCCATCGGCCTCCACCTGCCGCAGCAGAGCCTTGAGACTGGCCGGGCGGATCGCCAACTCGACCTCGTCGGGGCGGTGGTTCGCCGCCCACTGGGTGAGCGCCACCTGGTCAGCCACCACCACGGCCGGCTTACTCACGGGCAGGGTGACCACGGCCAGGTCCGGCATCCTCCAGGTGGGGGCGGTACCCTGCTCGACCAGCTCCTTACGGGCGGCGTCGGCGAGCTGGGTACGCAGCTCAGCGGCCACGGCCTGAGCGCGGGTGGCAACAGCCTCCCAGGTCAGGATCTGGCGGGTAATCTCGGCGCGGGTCATGCTCATGCTGCGACTCCTGTCTGGTTTTTGCGGGCTACGAGCGCTGCTATGACGATGTCGGCCTCGCTGCTGGTGAGATCCGACGAGGATGCGATAGGGCGGCCGATGAGCTTGCTGGTGATGTCAATCCGAGGGGCGCGATTGGGCCGCCCTCCGAATCCGATCTCGGCCCATAGGGCGTGCATCCGCCGATGCTGGTACTGCGTGACTGGCTGAGCTGGTGACGTTGGCTGCGGGTAGTCGTCCGGATCCTGACTGACGTCCTCTACGGAGGTGTCTGGAGCGAGGACTCGGCGCGCCTCGTCCGGGTCGCTGCCCACTGGGTCCTCGGCTGGCAGCTGTCCGGATGGAGCCGACTCGGCCGGTTGGGTGAGCGTCCGTATCACCACGGGATCGCAGCGACCGTCGTTGTACAGGCAGAGCCCGAACTGGTCTCCCAGGTTCACCGCGCACCGCTTCAGGGCTTGCGACAGTGCCGTTTTCATCGCCATGTCATGGGCGTCGCCGAGGCTCGGCTGATTGACAGCGTCTCCGGCAGCGCCATCATCAAAATGCGCGATCTCGACGCCGTCCGGCGATTTCACAGTGAGCCGAACCTGGGCGCGATACACCACCGTATATTTCGTGTAGGTATCGGTGGTCCCATCATTGCGCGTGCGGGTACCGGGAGTCTCAATCGTGGTGACGTGAGTCAATTCGATGGTCTCGTCATTCCAGCCGCCAAATCCGAACACCCTGGTCAGCGTGCGGCGCACATCCCAAGCTTCCAGATGGGACTGGCCACGCAGTCGCTTGACGCGGGCGGGATGAATTCCGCTGAGCAGATAGTCGTGCTGTTCGGCAGTCAGCTGGCTCACCGCTATCTCCTGTCTTTCGGTCGGTCGCTTGCTTGTCCTCCCCGGGCTGCGGCATCCGTGGCAGCACAGCCCGGGGGGCTCTCTATGTGGTCAGTAGGTGACGCCGATGATCATGGGGTGACAGTGGCACTCGCCAGCGGCCTCCTGGCACCGAGTGCACGCCTGGTATGTGACGGTGATCGTCTCGACGATGGTCAGGTCGTCGACGTGGACGGTGGCGAGGTAGCCACCCTCTCCGTCGACGAGGTCGACGTATCCGGACCCGGAGAAGACGTCGGACACGACGCGGGTGATCCCGCCGTATCGCACCCAACTGCCGACTTGGATCTCTGTGGCCGTGGCCGTGGTTCCTGTCGCCATCGTCCCCCCTCAACTTCGTGAATCTTACGTTCCTAACGTTACTCCTTTCACCTTGGGAACGTCAAGTTCATAAGGTATCGAAAGAGTGAAGGTCGGGGCACCCCGACCTGGACAGGGATGCCGTATCCTCGCCCCTGTCACAGTCACGAAGTAAGGGAGCGGCAGTCATGGATGCGCCACCAGTCCTCGACCGGGCAGCGGTCGGCCAAATCCTTGGCGTGTCCCCCGAAACCGTGAGCAAATACCTCATCGGCTCCAGAAAAGGCGGCCGATACGTCGACCACCCCTTCCCGGAGCCCGACGGCCGGATAGGACGCGCCCCGTACTGGAGCCCAGACCGAAAAGAAGAGATCATCGCGTGGGGAGACGGACGCCCAGGGCAAGGGGCGGGTGGAGGTAGACGCCGGAAATCCTGACCAGACAAGACGACGCCCCCGCTGTTCGGCGGGGGCCTTGCTGTGTCCGGACTCAGCCCACGTCATCCGCGCAGCACGGCCCGAGATACCCGGACCCGTCGGCATCAGTGATGCTGCGGATCCGGTCACCGGGCCGGTACCGGACGTCGCATGCCCAGCACTGGCCCGGGTAGGCGGCGGCGAACCGTACCCCCAGGCGGTACGCGGGCGGCAGGTCCACGCACCGGCAGTGAGCGCACTGGTCCCTGATCAGCTCCGTGATCGGGCACCGCTCCTCAGCCACGGTCACCACCCCCGTCCCGACCAGTCGTCGGCGGGGCGCCCACCACGGTCACGCGCTCCCCACCCAGCAGCGGAGCACCCTCCGGCCCACGGACGTGCGGCAGTATCCACACCGGGCGGCGCAGGGAACCCCGGAGGCCCCACGGCTGCTGACGCCAGTGGCCGCGCACCACCCACCGGTGGTGGTACTCCCGCCCAGACTCGCCGGCCGCGACCCGGTCACCGGACTCACCGCGGCGGAGCCGCACGACGCGCACGTCCCGCTCCGGTAGGCCGGCACGCTGGGTGCGGCGACGCTCCGGCCGGGCGGTGCGCTCCGTGGCGGCCTCCGCCAGATTGCTCTGGGCTGCGAGGCGAAAGGCAGCCAGCACGGCCGACGCCCACCCCCAGGTGGTCCCGCCCGCGTCCCGCTCCGGCAGCAGCCACCGCTGCGGATCGGCGCACTCCGGGCACCAGGGGATGATCGCCTCGTTGTCAACGGTCATCGACGGAAGCAGTGCCCGCACGCGCCGGAGAGTCTCCGCGTCACTGATCACCTGACTGATACGCCCCGGCGACCAGAAGGACATCCAACAGGCGCCAGCTGGCGCCTGGTCCGGGTTGGGGTCCACCGGCCCCCAGGTGACCGCTCGGATTTCCACGGGGAGCGCGGCGATGCGGGCCAGCTCCTCGCCGTCGACGTACTGGTCAAGATTGTCGGGTGGCCCCTCCGGCGTCCAGGTGGAGATGGGGGTGGCGAACACCGCGAATCCCGTCTCGCTGGGGAGATCCTGCGGTACGGGGGCCCACCGGGGCATGGTGGGTGTGGCGGCGAGCGCCAGCTCGCACAGGTCCTCGCCCAGGTACCACAGGTCGGCGTGCCGGAGACGAGCCGCCTCGGCGTCGGCCAGCCAGGGTCCTACCGCAGCGGCTGGACCAGGCGGACGAAGTCTCTGCCGCCCAGCCCGGATCATCATGGTGTAGTACTCGGCCCCGTACGGGCCGGCGTGCCACTCCGCGAGCTCTCGGCGGAGGGATGGCACCTCGGCGGGGGTGATGGGGTGAGTGGTCACGACTCCTCCTCGGCGAGGTCGAGCGCGGCCCGGAGCCAGGCTGTCGACCCGGTGCCCGTCCGGTCGAGGTGGACAAGGCGGACGGCGAGGTCCCGCAGCATCTCGGGCCCAGCCCGGTGGGTGAGCGCAAGCAGCTCGGTGACCATCGCGGCGGCACCATCGGTGTTGCACACGATCCCCACCCGGGCGCGCTCGGAGGTCTTGTTGATGCGCCCGTCGACGACCAGGTAGATCCCCGTACCGACGGATTTGCCGGCGTGGACCTGGTCGATGACGCAGATGTCCAGGGATTCCATCAGGATCGCGTCGGTGCCGTCGATGACGACCGCGCCCTGGTCGTGGGGGCCTCCGGGGCCAGCGATGTCTCCGCCAAGCCTGCGGGGGTCCGTGTGGCCGTTGGGCTGCGGTTTCCATTCTGAGCGGCGCTTGCGGCGGTTACTCACCGCGACCCCAGGTACGAGTGTTCGCGGTGGATCGGATTCCCAGGATGGCCCCGGCCAGGGTGACTATCAGAACCGCCCACCAGTACCCGACCGTGGGCAGGCTGCGAATCCACTCCGCGTGTACGACGCCGACGAGGAGCATCATCACCCAGCCATCCACCAGGACTCTCAGCGCGAGCATGACGAAGTGTGTGAGGTATCTCTTGCGCACTTCCTTGCTTCGTTCGGCCTGTTTTCCGATACGCGCGAGCCGAGTAATTTCATTGACGTGCACGTATGACTCCTTCCATTTCTGGGGCTCACTGTTCCTCTTCGGACACGATTTCCAGCGCGATACGTAGCCCCCGGACCTCGGCCCGGCTGGCCATGGTCTGATCGCCGACAGTGAGGCGGGCGATGGCGGCGGCGATGCGGATCGCGAGCTCCAGCCGCAGCTCCTGGCGGGCCTGGTGGACGCGCCGCAGGACCCGCCCGCGCTCCCGCGGCGACCACACGTAGCCGAGCGCTTGGGCGGCCTCCAGGACCCGGGCGCGGGTGGCTGGTCTGGTGTTGATCGGCCCGCCGGACAGGACCCGGGAGGTGGTGGCCATGCTCACCCCAGCCCGGTCGGCTACGTCCTGCATGGTGGGGTTCCGGTCACTCATCCCAGGCGCCTTCCTCCACCATGCGGGCCACGGACTCCAGGGTGCGGGCCTCCACCTGGATGCCGGCCCGCTTGGTGGGGCTGAGGCTCACGCCGGCCTCGGATGCGGCGTCCAGGTATCGCAGCCGGGTGGCCGCCATGCCGTGGAGTCGTTGGGCGAGGAGTCGCCGCCACCGGGCCTCGGCGGTGCTGGTG